GTGTACGGCGGTTTGTAATTTTCTCGGCTTTCCGTTCGGCCGTTTAAGTTCTGCGAAGTATATCGTACCTTTCGGAATCATAACAATCCTATCCGGTACACCTGCCATACTCGGCGACACAAATTTCAGTGCCAAACCTCCCATTTGCTTAACTCGCCTTACTAAATATTTTTCAATGTCCTTTTCTATCATTTTTCCACCTGTTCTTTCTGCGATAACTTTAAAACCGTTTTCCCTATACTTATACGCGTATATGTGCGTTATGCGTGTATATGTCTATTTGTAGTATATATATGTATATAATATATAGAATTAAAGTTACCTTTGTTATATATCGCTTTAACCTTTATCTTTACTGCATTTTAGGTATAACTTTCAACTGTTACATAAGTTTACCAACGTTACATTTAATGTTACATAACCGTTAGAAAGTTATACCCTTATGTTATACGTTATTTCCTCGCCCTTTTAAAGCCTCTTTGCACTCCGTAATCCTTGTTAAATTTAATAACCTTGTCGTATTTTTCCCAATCGTCAAATGATGAAATGATACTGTTAATTTCTATCGAATCCCTACGTTGAATTTGCCTAAAATCGCCGTTAAAGAGTTCGCACCATATTTCAAGTGCACACACTCTGTCACGTTCGACAAGTTTTTCTTCTGGCACACTCACAATCTCCGACCAATAATCACGACGCTTTGATAAGTCCCAACTATTCCAATCCGACGGAACACGTTTATCAAGGAAATCACGGATCAGTCCCTCTTTAACCGACACTTCCCTATGATCTGACTGCACTTGTTTCGCAAGCTGTTCCGTTTCCTTTGACAAATAAAGCGGTTCATTCTGCGTATAACGCACTTTTGCCTCCGCCCAAATTTGATTTATTTCCTCATCGGTCAAATCGGTAAACACGCTCTTTTTTATCGGCACAATCTCCGTATCAACGGGCCAAAATCTTCTGTTACCGGTACGGTCACGAAGATAATCGCTGTTATTGCTCGTACCGAAAAATACACATCTTCGCGGGTGTTCCTGTACAATTCTGCCGTATGCCGCGCGGTATCTGTCCGACGTCTGCGACAGTATCTGTTTAACACTGCCGACTTCCGACTTATTAAGTGCCTCAAGTTCGCTTATCTCTACAATCCATTTACCCTGTATAACCTCGCACAATTCCTTACCCTCGAACGTCTTTATGCCGTCCGTAAACCACCTGTCAAAGCCGACTTTGCGAAGTATCGTACTCTTGCCTATGCCCTGCCTGCCCGACAGAATAAGCATATTATCGAATTTACTTCCCGGCTCATACGCTCTTGCGACCGCTCCGACGAACATTTTACGCGTCACTTCTCTTGTATATTCGTTATCCGCCGCACCGAGATAATCGACAAACAATGTGTCAAGTCGTTCAGTATTATCCCACGCAAGACCGTCCAAATACTCAACAATCGGATCATACGCAACACGTCTGTAAAACACCGACAACGCACGGAAAACCTTATCATTACCCATTTTAATGCCATACACATATTCAAGATACCACTGCAATCCGTCCGTATCGGAATCCTGCCAAACGCGTTTTTCCGGTGCGTCCTTGTCCCAAGGCATAATGCCGTCAATCTCTGCATAGCCTGTAAAATCGTTCATTTTGATTTTGCCTTTTAAATGCGAATCGTTCTCAATTATAAGAATAATATTGTTAAGCGTCTTTTCGTAAGCGCCTGTATTTTCGTTTTTCTCCAACTTTAACGCCCACTGCATATCGTCCGTTTCTTCGCTTTCGATACCGCCGAAATCTTCCGCCGCTTTCTTTTGACGTTCCTTAAACATAAGCATTGAAACATCACTGTCACCGTCTATAAGCTTGCACATTGCCGAATATGACGGCAGTTTCGATACAGGTGTACCGTCCTTTGCGTCTGCGTCCGTATCGCTGAATTTATGAATACGAACAAGGTCAAAACTGTTGCACAACTTACCGCTTGCAGGGTCTGTTGCGTGATTTGAATACGCAAATTTGCCGTTCTCATACACTACAAGTCCGCTTGAACTCGAGCCGTCCCTGTATGTGTATCTGTCGCCTACGGCACATTTTTCATACACGTCGGGAAGATATTTTTCTATGCACGAATGTATATCGTACGTTCTGCAAAACGCACCGATAACACCTTTTTTAAGCGTTGGATCCTCTTGTTTTCTTACCTGTCTGTCCAACGCCTTTGTTGTTCTTGACGAAACGTACCAACTCGATACGTCGTGCCAATCTTCATATTTTGCAAGCACCCTGTCAACGTCAAGCGGTTTATTTTCCTCGTGTTCAAACACATACTCGCCGTCAATGCTCGTACTCGGCCAATACATTAAACGGTGCGGCTGATACGTTGTGTCGTCAAACATATCTATACCAATATCATACGCCACCATTCTTGCAACAGCTTCGTATTCATCCGGCGTACAAGGTCTTGACAGAAGTATCACCAAACGAAATCTCGGCTTTTCGGCTGTGTGCTTGTGCGTTGAGTAAATGCAGTATGTAAAATCGTAAAACATTGAAATATTATCGCAAAAATCACTGTCGGCAAAGTCTGCGTCAAGCGTAAGCAAAATTCTGTTTTCGATACTTCCCGACTGTCGCTTGCCGTTTTTCACCTTACCGCCCACAAAACCGCCGACGTCCTTTATATCATCCTGTTGTGACTTCGGCATATTTGCAAATTCACCTTGCGTTTCGCTCGTCCTTGTTGTCGTTTTCAGCCTTTCGACAAAATCTCCCCACGACATTTTTGTATTTTTCCATAGTTTTGATTTTCTGCTTTGTCCCGTAGCAATTACTAAATCCAATTTATAACACCCCCTAATCTTTCATATAAAAATTACATTCGTATCCGTCCGCATTAAGCGGAAGTCCTTTCGCCCATTCAATCGGCTCACACATTATCGCCGCCAACTCCTCTGCACTCGACACGCCTTTCGGAACGTCAACTATAACCTCATCGTGAACGTGGAAATTAATCTTAAAACCTCTGTCCTCAAGCCGAATTATGCTTTCAGCCAAGCAATCCCTCGCAAACGCCTGTACTATGTTTTCAACAAGCTTACCGCCCCATGTTTCAAGTCTGCTCCAAGTTTTTGTTGTCTGATTCATACCCATATATGTAACGGCTTTTTTTCCAAATCTGTTTACTTCGATTTTCGGCTTAACGTAAGCGATTTTTCTTCCCGACGGCAGACCGATAAAAAGAATATTCGACTGTTTGTAAAAAGAAATATCGTGTCTAATCTTGCCCGGATAACCCTCAACCGCCTTAATCGCCGCATTCTCGACCGTTCGCCAAAATGCCGTTATGGCAGGATTTGAACTCCGCCACTTATCCACGATACCTTGAAGTTCTTCTTCGTCAATACCCATTTTCAAAGCACCCATACTCACCATAGCTCCGACACTTCCGCCGTAACCGAGTGCAAGTTCGGCAATCTTGCCTTTTTGACGTAGCGGATCGCCTTTGTGAATACTTTCAATCGGAACATGGAACATCTGACTTGCCGATGCCTCGTATATTTTTCCGTGAGTTTTAAATACTTCAAGTCGCCACTGCTCGCCTGCAAGATATGCAATAACTCTTGCCTCAATCGCCGAAAAGTCCGCTACTATAAATCGCCTGTCCTCACTCGGTACAAGTGCTGTTCGTATAAGCTCCGACAGCGTTTGCGGAACGTTTTCGTAAAGCATTTCAAACAGTTCAAAATCGCCGTTTTCCACACATTCTCTTGCGTAATCAATATCTTTCAAATGGTTTTGCGGTAGGTTTTGCACCTGTACAATTCTTCCTGCCCAACGTCCTGTACGGTTTGCGCCGTAAAACTGCAAGAGTCCTCTTATTCGTCCGTCATCGCAGACGCTCCGCTCCATTGCCTCGTACTTTGTTACAGACGTTTTCGCCATCATTGAACGCAGATATATCACTCTTTTCGCCTTTAGCGATATGCTTTCATCAGCTATAAGCTCCTTTAATTTTTCCTTGTTTAAGCTGTCGATTTTCTGCCCTGTTTCTTCTTCAAGCCACGCCTTTAGTTGCACAACCGATTTCGGATTTTCAAGTCCCGTTATTTTCTGTGCCTCATCATAGCACCTGTCGCTGTATTCCGTATTGAATTTGATCGCATTTTCAACAAAGTTTCGGTCAACTCTTACACCTCTGTCGTTAATTCGTTGGTCATACGTCCACAGTTTTTGTTCACTGTCGCATATCGGAAATTGGGCGAGTTTCTTTTTTATCGCGCGTTCCACTTCAACGTCCTGTATGCAGTATTCTTTGAATACCTCCCACTTGTCGGGTGCGTGCGTTGGTAAATTCCTTGTACGTCCGCCGTTCGTCTTTGTCGGCTTACACGGTTTTGAGAAATAGTCAATCAATGCTTTTCCGCGTTTGTCCTTTTGCTCCTCCAAACCGAGCGCAACCGCCACAGCCGAAAGCGAAAGCGGAAGTCCGAGTTCTGACGCTTGTACCGCACTGCAACGCCATTGATTTACAGGCAAATCAATATTAAAATACTTACCGATACACGTTCTTTCAAAGTTCGCATTATACGCCGTTTTCAATACATCTCCATCCGTCAGTGCGTCCATTACTTCTTTCGGCAACGCCTCACCTTGTGCAAGGTCCGTTATTTTTACTTCTTCATCATCAAACGCATACGCAAATAACAAGATTTTAAAATCGGGGGCATTCGCATAAGCATATACCCCCGATTTAATTAAATCAACACTTCCGTATGTTTCAATGTCGATACTGAGTGATTTCATTTTGTCACCTGTTAATTAAGAAAATCGTCATCTTCATCATACAGTCCCGCAAAGTCGTCCTCCGCAGTGTTTCGTCCGCCTAAAGGCTCTCCGTCCCTCGTTTTCATCAAATTATTAAGACCGCACGCAATACCTTTATTGCCGTTGGAGTTAAAGGCGTAAAACGAAATTGACGCATGACCGTAACAACCGCTGTAAAATTCCGTCTTGTCGATTATCGGCTGACGTGACTTGTCCACAATACCCGGTGCGGTTTTGCAGTTTGCGTTGACAAAATAACTGTTTGCATAGTTTTCGTCGTCCTCTCTGTCAGTATCACCGTCACGCAACGGCAACTTTAAATTTGCGGGAATTTTACCGCCGAACTTCGCAATGCCCTCTTGCTTTGCCGCCTCGATTGCATTGTTTATAGCCTTGATTGTCTTTGTGTCGCTTTTCGGAATGATGATACTTACCGAATACTTTTCGTCACCGCCGTTGATTGATGACGGCTCCCAAACGTGTGCATAACTGAATCTTACTTCTCCTGTGATTACCTGTGTCTTTCTTTTTTCCATTGTTATTTCTCCTTTACTTTATATCTTTAAAATCTTCTGCCGCTTTCTCTGCCGAGTTCCATTCGGGACGTTTGTCCTCCGAACGTACAAGCGTCGGCTTTCCCTGCGGTTTTATTACATATTCTCCGAGCAGTTCGTTAAATCTTGCTCTGCCTAAAAGTGCTCCCATTTGGGTGATGTTAAGTATTTCTTTCTTATATATGTTCTTTTCGTCATAACCGGCTTTAATTAATACATCGGCGATTTTGCTGTCGTCCTCCGCATATTTGCGGTTACTTCTTCCCTCAACCACTTTAAATCCCGGATACTTAACGCCGTTATTAAGTGCCTGTTCCAAAGCATAGTCCTTTACGAGTTTCGACCACTTCGCAAGGTTTTCCGCTTGGTCTATTACCTCCGCAATTTCATCTTCGGTAAGTTCCAAAGGCGGTTTGAAAACCATTGCCGCAGGCCTGTTTTTCTCCTCTGCATACGCACGGCATACGGCTCTTGCTTTGCAAAATCCGTCATCGCAATGACGTCCCGCTATACAGTCACCGTCACCGCTGTTCGCAAGTACGGCTTTAGGCTTTAAATCTTCGCCCCACTTAATGAGTTCACCGCGTGTAAGCGTTTCCGTATCAATGTTATCAAGTCGTGGTTGGAATATCGTTAAATTGACCTTATGTATGTCGTATAGGTAGTCGTATTCGCTCAATGCTCCTAAGCCATATATCCTAAGCTGACTGTTCTTGTCTGCCGATACCTTTACGCCCTGTCCGTATTTAAGGTCTATTATCTCGATTATTCCACCGCCGATAATAACGGTGTCGCCTGTACCGAATCCGTCGGGTACCCATTCCGAAAAATCTAAACGGCGTTCAAGATGTATTTGTGCGTCCTTGCATTGACTTTTAATCGCATTGTATCGCTCCAATACAAAATCACGATAACTGTCCGTGTATTCTTCCATATCTTCTGTTATGTCAAGCGAACGTATCATCTTATGATACTGCACGCGTGTTATGTGGTTTAAAGCTAATTTCAGCTTTGCCTCACCCAATGAATGTGCGGTAGTTCCCTCTTTTGCATATTCACTGCTTTCGTCGGGGAATTTACTTTCCATTGCGATTGACGCAGGGCAGTTTATCCACTTCTTTGACCCCGACGCTGAAAGTTTTGCGTGTTCTTCCGGCATTACTTCACATCTCCTATTCTTGTCATCGCCTCTGCGTATCGCTCAGGCGGTATTTCCGTTACTTTGCCGTAACCCATTTCTTGAAGCAGTCCCTTGGCCTTATCTCTGCCCTGCGACTTCGCATATTCACCGAATGCCTTGCGTACTTCCTCTATTGTGTATTCCACTTCGGCGGTATTATCCTCTGTCGGCGTATCGTCTGACGTCTGTTCCTCTCTTACAACGTTCGCCGATTTCTCAACTTCCGCCTTTGTCATCTCCACAGGTCCCGTCTTTTTGTTGAGTACCGAACATAATCCGTACATTCGGTCGAATACTTCCTTGTTACCCTCAAAATCTTTCTGTTCAAGCCTAATTACAATTTGCATTGATTTTTATTCCTTTCTGTGATATAATGTTGACATAGATTAATAATCTATGTGCTTTTATTTGACCGTTATTGAGTTGCCGCTCTGACGGTCATTTTTATTGCGACTAAGTATCATCGCATTTACGAAAACACCTACCAAATGCTTTTCATTCGGTGTTAACTCGCTATACAATTTCAGTATTTCCGCCGTTTTCTCATCTGCCACACTTCTCACCTCCTAATTCTGATATTTTATAGGCTGTCTGTATGCCGAAACTATTTCCCAAGATAATCCGTAACTGTACGGGAACTGCAATACCTCTTTGAATAGTTCATACCACGCTTTTTCTTTTTCGTATGCTTCGGCTTCTTGTTCCGTAAGTCCGTCACGTTCATCGTCGCATACTGCGTCGTCATCATCTATGCACGCCCAATCGTCATCAATACAGGCGAAGTCGTCATCACGACAAGCAAAGTCATCGTCTATGCACGCCCAATCGTCAAATGCGTATTTCGTCATAGCTTTTAGTTATCTCCGCTGATAATCTTTGCAACACTCATTTCAAGCGGGTGCTTTGACTTGATACGATTTGTTATCCCGTATCCTTTTGCTATGTATGACTTAACCGACTTGTTATCGTCGGCATTTAAAACCACAACATCATCTCTGCCCGTCATTACTACATATTTGTTCATTTGAAAATATTCCTTTCACTGTTATTTTCTGTTTTGCGTGTCCCTTGCATTCTTTGGCGAATGCGTTAATCATCGGAAATACTTCTCTGTGGAAATATTCTTCCGTTTTCTCATTCTCTGTTTTTGCTTTTCTTTTTAGCATTTTTTATGTCCCTTTCTGCCAATTTCCAACTTATGATTAGTCCGATACCGAAACTTATCAACGCAATTCCTATTGTGTTCATTTGTTTACCTCATTTCTCTTACCTCACAGGCACACAGGAGCCGTCCGCAAAAGGATTAAAACTCTTAGGGAAAGTCTGACTATTTTACGGATAACACGCGGACAGCCCTTGTCTGCCTGCAAGGTGTTTGATTATGCTTTACGCATACTTATAGCTGTTTGCGTGTTCTGTTTCACGCCATTTTTCATATGCCTTGACATCTATGTACCATTTGTGACCTTGTTTATATGCCGGGAAATTCTTAGTATGTATCCAACGTAATATCGTAGTTTCCGGGATACAATACATTTCACGGAAAGTCTTTAGGTCGACTTGTTTTACTTCTACCATTGCTTTTCACCTACTTTCTATCTCTTATTGTAAAATTCTTCATATTGTGCTATAATCATCTCAAAGGAGTTGATTATCAATGAACTATATACAGAAAAATTTTCACGATTTATTTAATGCTGCTAACGAACTGAATTGTACTTATCAAAAACCTGCACAATGTCCGCATTGTGGCATATGTTGTGACCCTTTAATTTTAGGAAGTACTTTCATTTCGCCTTTTACAGCAAAACCGCCGCAGTTTGTGTTTTTAATCTTCCAATGTACCGCTTGTAAAAAACTTTTTACTGCTACATACGAAGTCACAAACGGCAAATCTCATATTTGCTGTATGACACCATTTAAACCATCTGCATTCTCTGATGAACTCATTGAAAAAATATCGCCAAGGTTTATTGAAGTTTATAATCAAGCTCTTCGTGCTAAAGATAATAAGGACCTTAACTTAGCCGCTATTGGTTATCGTTCAGCACTTGAAATTCTTATAAAAGATTATGCTATAAATGAACTGAATGAACCACCCGAAAAAGTTATTAAATTAAAACTCTTTGAGGCTATTTCTAATTATTTACCTGAAAATATGTTAAGTACTGCTGACGTTGTACGAATATTAGGTAACGACCATACCCATTATGAACGTAAATACCCCGAACTTGATTTTAATTTACTCCAAAAATATATGGATATTTTTATAAATTTAGTTCAAACAAAATTACTTATTGCAAACCCTCCTGTTTCTCGTTGACTATAGGTGTAAAATTCAAATCTTGTACCATACAGGCTAAGTCGTTTGAAAGCGACTTAGCTTTATTTATTACTTCAACTAAATCATTCGCTTTTCCTAACGCTTTTTCTAATGACTCTGTATTCAATGTTACTGATATTTTAATTGTTTTTTCTTCTTCCATTCTCCTACTTCCTTTCCGCCTCGTTAGGCTGATTTTTTCTTTGGCTTTATGAACTCTGACGCAGGAACGCCTAAAGCCTGTACAATAAGTTCAAACTCGTCACATTCAAACTTTCGACCGCCTCTTAATATTAAACTAAGGGTTGTTTCTGGAATTTTGGTTTCCTTTGACAATTCCTTTTGAGTAATATTGTGTTTGTCGAGATAAACTTTTACTCTTTCGTGTACTTTCATTATATCACCTCGTTTCTGAATTTCTGGATTTTACTATATTATAATCCTATTTATCTGAATTGTCAAGTGTTTTTAGTATAAAATTTCAGAATTTCTGAAATTAGCTATTTACAAATTTATTTTTTTGTGCTATTATGGATACATAAGAGAGGAGGTTTTAAAAATGCTTACATTTGGTGAGAAGTTAAAACAGGCTCGTATATCAAAAAAACTTACGCAGAAACAATTAAGTGACAAACTTGATGTTTCTAATACTGTTATAAGTAACTGGGAGAAAAACATAAATCGTCCCGATGTAGATATTTTAGAGGTAATGTGTGGTATATTGGATATTGAGCCTAATTCACTTTTTAATGTAAAAAACAATGACAATAGCACGTATTCTTTAGTAGAAAAAAAATTAGTATCTGATTATAGAAGATTAGACGATCACGGCAAAAAAGCCGTAAATGTTATAATGAATGTTGAATTAGAACGTATTGATAAAATCGCTACCGGACCAAATTACGATAACATCATACCAATTAAAAAATACCAAGTACCTTATTACGATATGCCCGTATCAGCGGGAACGGGCAACCCGTTGGACGAAGAATATCCCGAAAAGGTTGACCTTGTGGAGCAACCGCCAAAGGGTACAGATTTTATTGTCCGTGTATCGGGTGACAGTATGGAGCCAACATATCACGACGGCGATAAGTTATTCGTCAAAGAACAGCCAAGTATTGAAATCGGTGAAATCGGGATATTTGTTGTGGACGGTAACGCATACGTTAAGGAATTAGGTGTTGACAGATTAATTTCACATAATGAAAAATATTCCGATATAATCATTAATGAATATATCAGAAACAAATGTTGCGGTAAAGTTTTGGGTATTTGTGAAGAAACATTCTAAAATCGCATTAAAAATACAAAAAACGTAACAAAATGTATCAAAATCGTAATTAATTTATTAAAATAGTCGATTTTTAATAAATTGCAAATAAAAAATCCTCTGCCTGTTGGAGCAGACAGAGGAAAAAGAATAAAGTGCATTTATACACAATATCCCCACAAGTAATATTGTATCATAAATGCACTCTGTTTTCAATGCAAAAATCAAAGAAAAGGAGTGTTATTTTTTATGGCTAAATATAAGAAACGTCCTGACGGACGATATGCAACAAGTACGATTGTCGGCTACACTGACGATGGAAAACCAAAACGTAAAACATTATACGGTCGCACAATTATGGAGCTTGACAAAAAAGTAGCTGAGTTTAAAAGCTTGCAGAACAAAGGTATTATAATAAATGACGAGGGAATGACCGTAGAGCAGTGGGGCAAGAAGTGGTTAGAGCTTTACAAAGCTGACAAGGCATACAACACTTATTTAATGTACCAAAACGCACTAAATACGCATATTATCCCCAACTTAGGCAATATTCGTTTAAATGCGTTGAAATCGCATCACATACAGGAATTATTAAACAGTATTATTCGTGACGGACATCATCGTACTGCGGAAATAGTTAAAATCACAATAAAACAGATTATTCAACAAGCTATAATTAACGAGTACATTTATAAGGATATTTCTTTAGGCATAACCTTGCCTAACAAAAAGAAACCTAAAAAGCGAGCCCTAACCGATGCTGAAAAAAAGTTGATATTTAAAGCGGATTTTAATTCTATGGAACGTGTATTTATTGACTTGCTATATTATACGGGTATCCGCAAAGGCGAAGCACTTTCTTTAACAGTCAGCGATATTGATTTTATTAACAAAAAAATATCGATTTCAAAAAATCTTGTTATGCAGTATAGAAGTAGCACAATAAAGCCTTCTCCAAAGACTCAAGCCGGTAACAGAGAAATACCTATACCCGATAAATTATTGCAATCATTGATGAATTATATACATAGTATAAATAGCATATACCTTTTCACAACAGAGGACGGCAATCTGCTTACACTTTCAGAATTTAGAAAAATATGGCGTGATGTGATATATAAATTAAATCTTGCCGCAGGCGGTACAATTCCGAAGCAGGGCAAAAGAAAAAAAGAAGATGTCGGCAAAAGACCAATCTGGCTAATAGCTAACGATATAACTCCGCATATGTTCCGACACACATATGCTACTAACTTATACTATGCCGGCATAGACGTAAAAACTGCTCAACGTCTGCTCGGTCATTCAAGCATACAGATAACGTTGGATATATATACCCACCTCGACAATCAGCAAATTTCTGCATCTATCAATAAAATAAACGACTTCTTCAATGCTCAAAATAATCTCTCTGATAGTCAAAATATAGTCAATCTCTGA